TCTATAATCGAATCCTTAAAATGTTTGATCTGCTACAAAAGAAAAAGATGCACATCATCTTACTCTCCCATGTAGCTATCAGAACTTTCAATGATCCAGAGCGTGAGCCCTATGATCGTTGGGAGATGAGTTTACACAAGAAAGTATCTTCACAGATAAAAGAATGGGTAGACTTTAACCTGTTTGCTAACTACGAAGTATCTACTCGTACTAGCGGCCAAGGTTTTAAAGAAACAACTAGAGGGGTGTCTTATGGCAAACGTAAGTTGTTTCATAAATTCAGTGCAGCTTTTGATGCTAAGAGTCGAGTTGACTTAGGTAATGCACCTTTGGATCTCGAATGGAATGCATTTTTAACTGCGTTTAAGCAATCTTTAAAATTATTAAAGGAGAAATAAATGGCGGAAGATATATTTAATTTAAATCTAACCGATGTCGAAGACGACACTGGTATAGATGTGATGCCCGGTGGCGATTATGAAATGGTGGCCACCACATGGGAAGCTAAAAAATCCCGGGAACAAGGTCATAAGATGATTAATGTTACTTATGATGTTGTCGGACCTAAGTACCAAGGCAGAAAAGTTTGGCAAAACTATATGCTAGAGGGCAATGGCCTCAATGTATCCAAAAGTCAACTGCGTAACTGGAGAAAAGCCATGGGCATGGATCCAGATGTAGAAGCTTTTGGCATTGAGCAACTAGAAGAAATGATGAACGTACCTTTTCTTGCAACACTGCGTGTCAAAGTTGGCGAAGACAAAGGCGATGGCACTAAGTGGGCTGATAAAAATGTTATTGGCACATTTATTCCTGGTGATAGCAAGCCAGTTGCAAGTAAGAATACAGATCAGTCTGAATCATCCAACGATGAGGATGACTTTGATTGGGATAAATGATGGCTAGTCGTTATCCCACATATGACGGTTATAATGCCATAGTTAATCGTCTGTCAGGAGACATCAAGGGCGAAATAAAAGCCCTTGGTGTTCATGACACAATCAAAGATGGTCTATGTAAAATAATTGATAGGCTTGGAGATAATCTCAAAACTGAAATAGAAGAAATTATTTCCGGGAGAGAAGAGTGGGGTTGATATCTCCGTCTTAACCTTGAGGTGTGGTTAAGCCCCAAAACACCTCACTATTTTTTTGGAGAAAAATATGAATATAGATAAGAGAGAAGCTAACGCTTTGATATATGCAATGACAGATCTAGTTAACTCTGTGGATACAACGATTAGTAAACTACCACCCAAGCTAGGCAAGTCTATGCATAATGCTAAACTTACATTATTAAATGTAGATGTAAACAATGAAAAAAAACAAGATGACAAAAGACTTGCTTGATAAAGATACTTGCGACAGAGTAATGCAAGACATGGAAATATGTTTAGATGACTGGTCTCGACAAGACTTAGATACTAAAGCTGCAGTAATAACATTAACCAGGTTTGCTATCTTAACTGCGTTTAAGTTTTCACATGATCCAGAAGATGCAGTCAAACTAATATCATCAATCGTTTACGATAACTTTGTTAAAGATCCATCTAACATAGAAGAGTTCTTATCAGAGTTAGAGAAAGGTAAAACGATTCACTAAATTGAAACTTAGATATTATCAACGTAATGCCATTGATGCATTGCACGATTGGTTTGATAGCAGGCCTGTTGGAGAACACCCTTTATTATCTTTGCCAACAGCTGCCGGGAAGACAATTATATTTTCACACTTTATAAAAGAGGTGTTGGCTAAAGATTCAAATGCTAGATTTTTAGTGTTAGCCCACAGAAAAGAATTAGTATCTCAAGCTGAAATAAAATTAAAGACTGTGTGGTCCGGTGCACCCACAGGTGTGTTAGCTGCTGGCATGAAAAGATTTGAACATGATGCTCAAATATTGATAGCTAGTCGTGATACCCTTGCCTCGCCCAAACGTTTAGAAAAGGTAGGCGGTTTTGATTACATGATAATTGATGAGGCTCACAACATATCCCCTGACTCTTTCACTAGATATAAAAAAATAATAAATATTTTGTCAGCCATAAAACCAATGAAGGTTATGGGTTGCACTGCCACACCTTATCGCATGGGTCAAGGTTATATTTATGGGGATCGTAAAGATCATTTCTTCAAAGACATAGCTTACAGTGTATCTATCCCGGAACTGATCCAAACAGGTTATTTGTCAAGGTTATCTGCTTTTGCAGTTAAAGATGATGCAATCATTGATGCTAGTCAAGTTAGTTTAAAGTTTAAGAATGGCGACTTCCGGGAAAAAGAATTAGAAGATGTAGCCATGATAGATGAAACCATCATTGAAGTTATTAACGACTGGATAGATAACGCTTACACCAAAGGCAGAACAGCTTCTGTTTTCTTTTGCGTGTCAGTGCTACATGCGGCCAAGATGACTCAATATCTACAACAATACAATATTAAAGCCAGTCTTATTACAGGAGAAACTCCTAATGATGAAAGAGATCAAATATTAAAAGACTTCGAAGATGGCAAGATCCATGCGCTATGTAACGTTGGTGTGCTGACTGAAGGTTGGGACGCTCCAAGAACAGACTGCATAGCTTTATTAAGACCAACACAAAGCATTGGCTTGTATGTGCAAATGTGTGGTCGTGGCATGAGATTGCATGATGACAAAGAGAATTGTTTGTTGCTTGACTATGGCGAGAATGTTGCACGCCATGGTTGTTTAGATGAGGTAGAACCAGGTGATGCATTGCCCGGACGATACAAGCCTAAGATCTGTGCAAGCTGTAATGCTATCAACTCACCATCAGCAAAAGAATGTATTGAATGTGGACAGAAGTTTGAGGCTAATAAAACAAATGTTTTATGGACAAAGAAAGAAAGGCAAGTAGCAAGGCGTACAAAAGCCGAGAAGCAAGCTGTTTTATCAGATGAAAGAAAAGCATCAACTCCAAAAAGAAAGACTGTAACGGACGTGTATGCGAATGTAACGAAGTCTAGAAATGGTGCTGACTATTGTCAAGTTGTCTTTACAATTAAGGACGAGTTTTTTTCAAGGAAGATGCCTTTAATGTTTGGCCACCCTACTGCACATAATATGGCAGTGCGTAAGTGGAAGAAGATAACTCCTAAGTGGGGCTCGCCCACTCAACCTTGGATGGCCGCTGAGTTAATTAAGAACGGTGCGTTCGATTCTATCTCTGAGATCATTGTGCAAAAGCAAGGCAAGTATGAGAATGTTGTTGGTGTTAAAACAAAAGATGGAACGGAGATAAGTTTATGAAAGAAATTGAACAAATTAAAATGCGTAAAGATATTGAGGTTATAAAAGATAAATACAATATACGAATACTTAGTCTTGCAAAAAGAATGGGTTTGAATGAGTGTATTCTTAGAGCTTTTTTGGGTGGCAGAAAACTTGTTGATAAAAATCATGAAATAGTAAAACAAGGATTATTGGATGTTATGCAAGAAATTAAAGAAGCTAAAGAATATAAAGGCTTTGACGAATGAAAGATATAAATCAATTGCTTGATGATGTAGAGCTACAAGAAGAAAGAGGTCTTAGATTTTATTTAGGTATTAGTCAAATAGGTAATCCAAACCAAAGACTATTGTGGTTGCGTTGGCGATGGCTGATGCCAGATGATTGGGAACCAAGAGTATTGCGTCTGTTGGATCTAGGTAATGTGGTTGAAGAAGATCTAATTAAAAAGTTAAGAAAGATACCTGGCGCAAAAATCTATGACGTAGATAAGAATGGTAATCAGTTTGAGACTAAAGCTTTTGGTGGCCATGTAAAAGGTCATATAGATGGTGTAGCAAAAGATTTACCCGGCTTAAAAGCAAACAAACCATACCTACTAGAGTTTAAGACAGCCAATGAAAATCGTTTTAATAAACTAGAAAAGTTAGGTAGCTATTGTGATTGGTCAGCAGAATATGATGCTCAAATACATTTGTATATGGGTTTGTTTAAGTTAAGTCATTGCATAGTTATTGTTTACAACAAAAACAATTCAGCTTTATACACAGAAGTTATAGACTTTGATCTTGAGAAGTTCAGTATGTTTATGGAAAAAGCCAAGAATATACTGTTAGCTGACGCTCCACCAGATAATTACATACCTGAGACAGATTACAGAATACGCAGCTACATGACTCCAAAGCAACAGTCTGCTTATTTAGGTAGGTCTTTGCCAAGTAAGTTACATTGTAGATCGTGTCGTTTTTCTAACGCTGATATTGAAAGTGGTAATTGGGTTTGCTCTAAAGATAATAGGATAATAAGTAAGAAAAGACAGACCACAGGTTGTGCAAATCACAACTATATTCCAGATCTTATACCAGCTACGCTCATAGAAAAGGACGACAGCATAGTAATTTACGAGAAAGATGAGATGCGATTTGTTAATGTCCCGGAAGGCAAACATTCTAAAGAAGATAACTTTTATTCTAGCAAAGAGCTGATAGAGGTTATCAACAGTGGCTTTCCGAAAGAAGCTTTAGAACAATACAATAAGATAAAACATTTGTTTGATGGCACGATAGAAAAGATTAGGCCATGGGTAGACACTGGGGCTCCTTTCTAATGCGGATTAAATTATCTTTGGATGTTTATTATTCAAAGAAAAAAAAGTTTATTCTAAATCTAAATAACTATCGCAATGCTCATTACAGAGTTTTATCTATAGCAAAGAAGACATACTCAGATGATCTTTTACCAGAGATACAAGACTTACCTAAGTTTACAGAGCCAGTTAGATTGACATACACCTACTATGCTAGAAGCAACAGGCGACTTGACATAAGCAATCCATGTTCGGTCATAGATAAGTTTGCTTGTGATGCTTTGGTTAAAGCACAGATCATACAAGACGATGACTTCAAGCAAATAAAAGAAGTGGTCTACAAGTTTGGTGGGGTGGATAAGGACGATCCTAGATGTGAGCTAGTGATAGATGTATTCTAAGGTGAGCCTGTTAGTTTTCTTTCTTCTTCTTCTCTAAGAACTTGTAAAGCTCTTCTTCTGGCATCAGGAGTTATAAATCTTCCTTCTAAGTCTTGCCTCAAATTTCTTTGTGCTACTGTGATTGTGCTAGTATCTACAGGTTGAGGTGTACCAAAAGCACCAGCTCTTGCTGCTTGAATTAAATCAAAGCTAGGTTCTATGGGTTTGAATCTTCCTCTCATAACTTCTTTATAATTAGCTACTTTAGCTATTTTTAGTTGCTCTTCGATTTGTGAATTAGATAATCCTAGAGTTCTAGCATCATCTATTGCTGTATATAAATCTCTTAATACATTAAATCTAGACTCATTTTGATTAAGAAAACCTTGCAATATTTGATCTGCTGATAAAGCATCAGTTGTTCTCAATATTCTATTAAATTCATTAGTTGAATCTCTTATGGCATCATTGGCCTCAAATCCTCTGTATCTTAAAGTTAAATCCAGTTGTGGTTTTACTACCTTAATGCCACTGAAAGCTTGAACTAATGTCTCTGCCACATCTATTTCTTTACCGCTTCTGTTTAATATTTTTTTATCCTCACCTTTTCCTCCTGTGCTTCCAATTACAGCTCTGGGGAAACCTTTCATTTGTAGAGTTTCAACTCCTATTCCAAGTGGCAGCTTAGATGTTCTATCAAATTCAAGATTAAATGGAGTTGCAGTCGGTAGTATGGTGTCAATAACATGATAAAATCCTTTAGCCATTTTATCTCCTGCAGTGTCTGATTCGCCCCAAACTTTTCTACCAGTAGAAGTTTCTCCATTTGCAGCTTCGATTACAGCTTGAGCAGAGAAAGCAGGTTCTGCAAAACTTTGAAACATTTCTTGAAGAGAGCCGAGAAAGGAATCTCTAGATATTTTCATTAAACTTTCTTCATCTCTGTTACCATTTTCTATTTCTTGTATTAATCTAACTCCAGGTCTTTTTAAGTAATCATAAGGATTCATGTAACTAAAATTAAAAAATTGAGTTGGGTTGCCATCTTTATCAGACGCAATGGGTATTAATGTGGCTGTTCTATCCCATGGTGCTGCAAATGATCTTTTGTAGGCATCAACTTTTTCATTGTCAACTCCAGTTAATGTACTTCCAATAGCTAATAAAGCTGTTGGTATAGAGGCTGTTGTTGCAGTCGCACCAACAACTCTTCGCATGCCTATTTTTTGAATTTGTTTATTATCGCTCAGAAGTTCTTTTACACCTCTTGAATAAGCATTGAAAGTATTTCTTATGATCTCAGATGGGAATGCAACAAAGTTACCAATGGGTAGTCTTCTAATTATTTGAGAAACAATTGGCACAACTCTTTGATAATTCTGTACAGTGTTGGCTGTTATCTCTGCTGATTCACTTTTTATAAATCTTTCCAAGGCTTCTTCACCATAGTTTTCTATGATGTCCTTTGGTTTAACTACAGCTCCAGTTCTAGGGGATGCTTGAATTATATTTGCAAATCTAGTTATGTTTTTCGCTGACTCAATTGGAACAGACGCATCCAAACTATTTGATATGGCTATTTTAAATCTTTCTTTTTCGTTCAAATAATTAAATACACGACCAGTGTCATCAGTCATTCTGTATGTTTTTTCTAAAAATTTTATAGGAGCTGTATCAGATATTTTTGCTACCCCTCTTGCCCACTTTAAATTATCTGTAGCCAACTTAGCAAGCTCTAAAGTCTCACCAAGTTGAGCACCCCCACCCTGTATCATGCCTTCTTCTGTTAGTTCTTGAATCACATCTTTGCGTATAACTCTTTTCTTTGGATCTAAAATACCAGCAAAAGAATTAGCCACAGCATCAGCAAATCTTCCTGTGCTTCCAACATTACCATTTAGTAATGAGAAGAATGGAATACTGGTAAAGTTTCTTACTTGTGCGCCCGGAGACAAAACAGTTTTACCGTATTGAGATCCAGCTTTTACAGCTAACAATGATGCATATGCTCTATTAATTGCATTACTTTCAGCTGCAATATCTGATGCTGCACCAAGCAAAGCGTTATATGTTTTACTGCTTGCATACATTCCATCTAAAGAGCCAGCGTTATCTCCAGTAAATTTTTTAAGTATCATTGACTCTCCAGCTTCATTAAAAATTTGAATGGTATTTTGATCTATTTGTTTACCTGTTTTTAAAGCTTCTGCCTCTGTTTTTAAAAATTTTGCACCTCCGGTTATTGGAGATAGCTCATCTAATTTTTTAATTTCGTCAAACATTTTGTATTTGCCTACTAAAGATGCTTGTCTTTTAGCTGTTGTTGTAGCAGTGATTTGTGTATTTTTTAATGCAGTTCTCCAATCTCCTTGCAAATAACCAGCTGTCTCTCCTAGAGCTCTTCTTACAGCAGGCAAATCATCTAATGTTTTACCTTTTAAAATACCTTTATCAATTTTTAAACCTTCAAGTAAAACCTCGTTTACTTCATAAGGCGTGCCAACTTTGTTTTTTGGCCCGGGATTTAATAATTCATTAAAGATGGCTCTAGCTTCGTTTTCATTTCCTGTTATTAATTTAAGTTCTTCTATGGCTGTTTTCTGAAAGTTAGGATCTACTTTAAAACCTTTATCTATGTAGGCCTTATAAGCTCTTGTTCCATATGTTCCAACATTTTTTGCTATTGTATTTCTTAAATCATCTGGTAAAAATAAATTCATAAAACCTGTAGAACTTTCATCGCTTATGTCTAATATTTGTTTTGAATATGTTTCAAATAATTCTTTATTTGCTTTTAATGTCTCTGATATTCCGTTGTTGTAATTTAATCCAACCGATTCATAGTTGATGTATTTTTTTTCTAAATTTTTAATGTTGTTCAATGCTTCTTCTTGAAGTCTTTTTGCCTCTTGTAATTTTTGTCCTCTAGTTAAATTTGGTTGTTGATAATCTATTTTTACTCTTGGAAATAAATAGTCCTCTATGTTTCTAGATAAAGAAAGTGCAGTGCTTTGATTAACACTGCCTGTATCTACTGTCTTTTGAATAATATTTTCAACAGAATTAAATGAAGAGTCTACCCTATCTTGCACAGCTCTTATCATATTAGTTTTAGCAAATTTAGCTTGGCCAACCAGTTCATCTGGGCTGTCTCCATAAAATTTAAAATTTTCTTCTTTAAATAAATCTCTTAATATACCCTTTGATTGTTTGCTATCTGCTTCAAATGCAAATTGCGATATCTCTCCTGGTTTAGTTTTTGATGATCCAAGTTTTGCAATAAAAGAACCAACAGGGGACATTAAATCAACTCCGGCTCCAACTGTTTTACCAACGGCTTTTATGGCCAAAGGAAGTCCAAAAACAAAAGCACCACCCTCTAAAGCTACTTCAAATTTTTCTTTTAATCTTTCTGATGCTGCTTCAGCTCCATTGAGTCTAGCTAGTCTAGCTTCATCTGACTCAGATTCAGTGTCTAAAAATGTATCTTTTAAAGTTACAACATCATCTGTAGCTACAGCACCATCTACAACTCCAGCACCTACTGCTTGTCCAAATCTGTTAACTTTTCCTGTCCTTGCTAATACTCCTGCTGCGCCAAATCCTGGTAAACCAAATTGAACTAGATATCTAGTTACTTCACCTGCTGTTGTTTTAGCTTCACCTACATCTGTTCTTTCATAAAATCTTTTCACATCTTGAGTAAGATTAGTATCAGCAAAATAATCTATCCCAGATGTAATTGTCGTTGCAGCTCCCTCTCCAATTTTTTGAAGACCTCTTATAGTCTGAAGACCAATATCACCGAGAACACTTGCATCCCCCTTTTTACTTAATCTATAAGCCTCTTTTGCTTTAGCAATAGTTTCTGGCTTTTCATCTGGAATAAAAGTTTGAGAACCATCCTCAAATGTAAGGAATGGCATTTTAGGTTCCTTTAAGTTTTAAACTAAAGTTTGGATTACTTATAGAAGCTAATGGGTCATCTACAAGAGTTGTAAATGTTGTTATAGGAACTGGGGTTGATTGTTTTGTAACTGGATCTGTGTAAACAACCTCATAATTTGCAACTTGATCTTCAGGTATTCTTTGTGCTTGTGCTAAACCATCTACAAGTAAATTATAAAAACCTCTTATTGTATCTACTTTACCTTCTCCAAGAGTTGTACCAGCTCTTGTAGCTTCTAATATTTTTAATTTATTTAATGCTCCGGGGTTTTTCTTTAAATATTCTAGAAGTTTCGCATCAGCAGGTAACATGTCAGCTTGTCTTGTTTCTTCGCCAAGATATCCTTCGCCAAACGCAACTGCTGGATTTATAGGAACAAAGCCTTCTACTGGTTTCATCATGTTTAAAAATCCTGCCATCATTTTCTTAGCATAATCTTCATCATCTGCTACTTTATCCATGTAACCAGCAGGCAAAGATTTAACGTAATCAAAGAAGGTTGGTTTTTTATCACCAGTAAATGTTTGTGTATCAGCATCTAAATCAAAACCTTTGTTCGCTAAATCTTGTTTCATGTAATACATTAAAGATTGATCTAACTGTGGTTCATCTGATGTGGTTTTGTCTGTATTAAATCCCGGACCAGTAATGGTAAATGTTTTTTTTGTATCAGTTAATTGAGGGTCATTTGGTAATAGGTCGGGATCTGTTTTTCTATTTCTTCTATTAGTTGTTACAGGAGTTGTCTCTTGATTCATTAGCGAACCAAATAAAGTGGCTCCTCCAACTAAAGCAGCTGGAAGCAAAAATTTACCTCCTCCTCTCATTGGATTAACTCTGCCACCAGCACTACCTTCAAAATCACTTGTATTTTCTAATACTTTTTTAGATTGTTGTCCAGATGTCATGGGTTTTGGCTGTCCAACTTCTGGAGTATCCGTTCTAGCAGGAGTTGGTTGTCTATCTAATTCTCTGTTAGCTCTAGCCCTATCTAATCTACCCTGTCTTTCAGCTTCTTCTCTAGCTTTTGCTTCTTGGTTTCTTCTTCTTGTTTCAGCTCTTCTTTTATTAGCGGCTGTTTTTTTAGCTGCTTCTTGTCGTGCTATTTCATCTTTGTACGCTTTTGTAGATTTTTTAGGAGAGCCATCTTTGTTTCTTAATTTGGGATCTTTTTTTACTTGATCTAAGAATTTTTTACCAAACTTTACAATAGCTTTTCCCCTAGCAGCATGAACGATACCGCCCTCTTTCATCTCTTTGGTGTCATCATCCTCTAACAAAGCTGATGTTATGTCATAACCAAAAGCACCTCCTGCAATGGGTGTACCTTTTTTAATTATCGCTCTATCTATTAAATCCTCTATACCAGAAGTTTTATAATCTTGTTTACCTTTTGATAGTTTTTTAGCTGTTCGTAAAGCTTTAATACCTCTGTTAACACCAACACCTAGCGGACCTGCTAAGTAAAGAGACATTAAAGCTATGTCAGATGGGTCTTCATAATCTACTATAAAGTCTTTAATGAATTGACTAACACCACCTTCATAACCTGTTGATGTAGGTCTAGATGGCCTACCACCCTCTTTAAAACCCTCTACACCTCTACCTTTAAGTATGTCAGCTTGTGTAACTTTGCCATCGCCAGTTAAGTCTGGAAAGCCACCATCTTTCATGTTTATGGGCTCAAGGCCTGACATTATTCCTTTCATTTATCCAAAACTTCCAAATGCAGTTCCTAATGTTCCAATCGCACCAACTGCTTGTCCTAATGCTGTAGGTTGTTGATAGACACCACGTTGATATGCGCTTGTGCCAGTGCCTCCAGAAATACCACCAACAGGAGCACCAGCAAGAAGTTGTTGTCCTGTTAGTAATCTTTGTAATGGTTCTTGAGCAAGCTGTTGAGCACCAGCGAATTGTCTTGACAAGGCTGCTTGCTGTGTTGCTTGTCCTTGTTGACCGAGTTGGTTTAACATGTTTACTTGGTTGGCTAGTTGTTGTTGTGTTTGTCTACCAAGTCCTGCTAGTCCACCACCAATCTGCCCAAACTGACCACCAAGACCAGCAGCTAGTTGACCTAGCCCACCAATGCCTTGACCAATTTGAGCTTGTTGTGCTCCTAATCCAGATTGTAATTGTGCGAGCCCTTGTTGCGCTCTTCTTTGTGATTCAAATGCTTGTTGAGCTTGTTGTTGAGCTTGACCAAAACCTCTGCTTCTTATACCAGCGACAGCTTCAGCAGCACCTCTACCTGTTTGTCTTGCTAATTCTTCTTGAGATATGCGGCCACGAGATCCACCAAAAGCACCTTGAGATATAGCTCTATCTCTCAAACCAATGTCAGCTTGTGATCTTTGTCTGTCTATATCTTCTAGCGTTTGTTGAACAACTTGATCTTCATAAGGATCAAAAAACATTCTAGCCATTGAAGGATCATACATTCCTGTAGCACCCATAGCTGATTGTTCTGCTCTAGCTAAAGTTCCTAGTCCTCCAGTCATGGCTTGCCTTGCACCTGGCAAATATCCAAAAGCATCTTCTAGTGCTCTCTCTTGTCTACCGAAGAGTCGACCGGCTTCAGTTACATAAGGTTGATACTCTCCTAGTCTTCCTGCTTGCTGTCGAGCTTGTATTTGTAATGGGGTGAGCCCGGCAGTTTGCTCAATGGGAATATCTCTAGGCCTTGATATGAGACCTTCATATTCACCAGGTGCGCCAAAATATGAAGCTAGTAATCTTCTTGAGTAATCTTCTATGTATGGTGATACAAAAGAATAACCAGTTTGCGGAGTGGTTATTACTTCTGCTGGAGGTGCTGATTTAGTTTTACTTAAACACATCTTTTCATTTAATCCTTATAATACATACCACCTATTTGGTGAAAACCTTTTTTAATAAAAAGTTTCTTGGCTCTTTCTACCCCATCTAGGTTGAAAATACCAAGAATTAAAGGTTTATCTTTTCTCTTAGCATATTCTATAACTGCATCTATTAAAAGATGTGAAGGTGGTGTTTGGTCTTTTATGTTTCTATATTTTGGTAAAACATAAAACCAACCATCGCCTATGTATTGCTCTGCTGACCACCAATATGCATCTGGTGCAACTGCAATACTACCAATGATTGTATCATCATCTAATACATTATACACAACTCCTTCAAACAGGAAATGATTTATGTGAGCTGAAGCTCTACTCCAATCTATTTCAGGAGATCCTTTATCTGATAGAGAGTGTTCTTTCCAAAAGTGTTTTGATAAAAAATCAGCTATCTGTTTGCCATTTTTAGGAGTGGCTAATACAGATTGTAAGGTTAAGTTCATGCAAGTTGTTTAGCTATGTCTTCTCCAAACTTTTGCATTTTGTACATTTCACGAGCACCCATCAGCCTTTGTTCATACTCATCTTGGGGATCAGCTCCAGCCATAATACCCATGCCTCTTACTGCTGCTGAATTAGTTACAAACTCACCATCGCTTAACATAGCAGGTATTTCATCGCCTTTTTCACCACCGGGACCGGTAACTAATTTTTCTCTATCAACAAAAGTGCCTTCTTTTGCATATAACTGACTGGCAATACGTCTTGGTTGTAAAGCGTCTACATAAGTTGCTTCTCTTGGAGGAGCCACTAATGGAGAAAAAGGCACGCCTTTTGCTTGTGAATAAATTTTAGATACTTCACTTGGATAGAATCGATAAACATCTGGTGTTACATCTTTAGCATCAATACTAATTCTAGCTCCAGGCCTAGTATCTGAATAACCTAATGATCCTATACCAGTTTTTGCACCATATGCTGTAGCCAAATCTGATGCTATGTTAGGTGTGTCTCCCATCTCCATACCTAAAACATCTTGTATGTAATCGTCTATGTCCATGTTTCCAGTAAGACTATTAATATAACTTTCTAAATTACCAGCTCTCCTAGCTCTAGATGCTACTTTTGGATCATATCCTGGTAACTCAGTTACATCGATGTTCAAACCAGCAATTCCACCCCTTTGCAATCTTCTTAATTGGGGTATATTTGGTTGCGAACCTCTAATTAATTGACTTTGAACCAATTGAGAAAAATCATTAGAGTCTCCAACCATACTTAACATTTCTCTTAATAATTTCATTTTTTCTTTAGGAGTTTTTTTATCTTTTATAATTTTTGCTATTTTATCAGGATCTCTAGTTCCAGCATCTATTCCGCCATCTTTTTCAAAATCGTAAATGAAATCATCCAAATCTTCTTGAGCTTCATCTTGAGCGTCTTTATCAAATACATCACTAAAATCTATATCTTTGCCAGATTCTATATTAGGAATGTTTATATCTGAACCTGGCATTAAAGTTGGGTCTGATAACATCATAGGCCCGAACACAGATCCACCAGGTGCAAAGTTAGCAATACCACCCATCATATATCCCGGCACATCGTACCCAAACTTATCTTCAACCAAAGAAGGATTCTCTTTAGCTAAAGCTTTAAGTCCTTTGTTGGCTGTTTCTAAACTTTTCATTTTTTTTTCATTATAACTTATATTTTATTTATGAAAACTTAGTTCTCTTTCTTCTGTTTGGCATGACTGCACCGCAACCTTTATGCATACGAGATACTATACCACCATCTTTCTTTTTTAATATAGTCTTAACATTGGTTGGTTTACCACCTGGATTACCAGCTGCACGTTTTCTTCTAACTGCACTTCTTCTTTGAGCCGCAGTCATAGACTTAGCTTTAGCTCTTGGTACACATTTTGGGTATTTTCTTTTACTGCTTTTAGCAGATTTACGACCACATTTTTGAAACTTACCATCTTTTTTTGGCGCACCGATATCTACCCAATCGCCCTTCGGACCTTTACCGAACCATTCAGTTAAGCCTCCAGTTGGTTTAGCCACGTTTTTTTCTCATGTTTCTAATGCTATCTTTGCCTTTTTTAAATATAGACACCACTTGTTTTTTACCCATAACTTTAGCCCTTTGTTCTCCTACAGTTAAAATTTGTATCTTTCTTGCAAAAGGTTTTTTAATTCTTTTAACTTTTGCCACAGTTGCTCTCGCATCTGCTGGAGTTGCAAATTTAATTTTAACTGTATCTTTTGGATTTTCATCTGTGTATAGTCTCCTACCACTGCCTTTAGGTTTCTTGCCTGTGCCTACTCTTGGGTCTTTTTTCTTTCTTGGCATTGTTCTATGTGGAACTTTTATCTATATCCACCACCACGTTTTTTATAAGTTCTTACCAACCACGCATTGGCATATGCAGACGGATAAACCTTAAACTTTCGTTTAGCTTCAGCTTTTACCCTAGCATATAACGATGGATTAGTGGGTGTAGCTCCTTTTCTTTTAGTTGTTTTTTTTCTAGTAGTTTTTCTTTTTGCAGGCATATTTTGCTCCCGATTATAATGTTATGGTGATATCACCATTAGTTTTTATATCTATATTACCAAGTTCTGCGCTAGCTTCAAACCCATGTGGATCTACAGGTGTGTGCAAATCTACCCATTTGTTACCAGTGTACACTTGTAATACACCAACTGAAGAGTTCCAAATGACATCTCCAGCATTAAAATTTAATATTCCTATTTGAGAATCAGTAAACTGAGGTGTGCTATTAGGATCAAACTGATCTAAGTTTAACTCTAATATTCTAACTAGACGATTAAAGACTGGCGCATCTACATCATTAACTGCTAATGGTAATCTAGTGTTGAGAAGCTTTGCCATCTATCTTCTACCATCAGTTCTTATGTCAAACCTACTTGCTCCTAATCTCCATTTAAAACCAAGTCTAACACCAGTTGCGGCATCATCATCAGATTGAACTCTCAAAACCATTTGTCTGCCCCTAACACGAACAAAATTTTGTTGCGTGGAACTTGTTACATCATTGGTTGAATTTGTGGTCAAACTTTCTCCAGGAAAGTTTCTTGTTTTTAGTACAAAATTTATTTGCCCTGTGGTTGGAGTGTCTCCAAAAAATTTAATATCAGGAATGATTCTACTGACAAAACCAAATTGTTCTCCTTGCTCTATATCTATATCACCAGATTCTATAAATACATTATCCATTGGAGACCCATCATCGTCATCTCCAGTTTCATGATTATATAAAACACTGCTATTACTAGATCCTTCAGTAGCAAGAGGATTTTCAAAGATCCCTTCATCTAACCAAGCTGTTCTTGATAGTTGGCCAATACTCCAAACGCCTTCTAAATAGTTGTAATTAACATATCTATCAATGTCATCACTACCACTAGACGCATAAAACCAACCTATTTCATTAAACTCTTTATTGCTAAAGGCAAATATTTTAAATGACTGAGTATTGTTTAAATCGTCTAGAACGTAATTTAAGACGCTACAAGGCACTCTTTGTACGGAGCCAGTGTATTTGTAGAAACCATCTCTTGCCATCCAATACACGCCATCTGGTGCGTTTACAGCACCATTTGGAGATATCATGCCTACATTTTCATTAATTAAGTTAACACCAAAGGTAAATGGCGCACCTACAAACTGCATAGAATATAAAGATGTATCTGTCCAAATAAGTATTTCTTGTCTTGCTCTAAGGCCACCAACTATTTGAGATCCAGATGATAATCTTAATGATCCTGCTGTATTGGTAGCAGTTGGCTCCCATTCTGTTGCGCTTTCTTGATCGCTAAACGCTACTAGCAAAGGATCAGATGATCCACTTCTAGAACTGCCGACTATTGGATCAGCACCTAAAACTATCACATGTCTATCAATATCACTAACAATAGTTTGTAATCCAACAGTAGGTGCTAAGTTTGCCCCGGATAAAGCTGTTATGTTGACTGCTCTTGTTGTTAACCCACCAGACTCATCCCAAAGAAAAATACCGCCAGCTCTTGGGTTGATAATTAAATCCTCACCAAATGAATCATGCGACCAAAGTCTTAATTGATTAGCAAAACTTATTGCAGAAGCAGATCCCCATGCTCCATCTCCCCAAGTCGATACGCCCCAACCAGTTGATGGTACATAAACATTAAGGCCAGTATTTATTTGATACTTACCTACAACTGAACTACCACCATTACCAGTGTCAGATGAGTTGGCAGTAACTGTAACTCCGCTTGTGTTCTTTGCGGTTATAGTATAAGAGTTAGCATTTGTTATAGCATCTATTTGATACTCTTGATTAAGAACATTTGAATTAACATTACCACCTAAACTAGATGCTCCACTAAAAGTTACAAAATCATTTACTACTGCGCCATGACTTGTATCAGTAACTGTAACAGTTGAAGAGCCATTAGTTGCAGAGAAAGTTACATCGCCTGCTGCTGTTGTAGATCTTAGGGGAGTTACATCATTAAAAGTATTACCTTCTTTTACATAATATTTTAAATTCGTTCCTAATCCTAAGTATTTCGTTGAATCAAGAGCTACCCAACCTAACAAGGCACGACATGCCCCTAAAAAAGTATTGACAGTATTTTTAGTCCAACCACCTATTTTTTCTGGTAGTCCTTTTCTAAATCTAACTAAATTACCATCAGTCCATCCACCTTTACTCATAAGGTCAGTCATCTCTTTATTGATGCCGGGATTGAATGTAAATTTAGTTAGTGGCATCTATACCTCTGTCCAATCTTTTCCTTGAAATAACAAAGCTTCTGCTTCTCTACGCCTAACCAGGCCTTGTAATACTTTACCACCTGCTTTGTTCCAACGTTTTATTTGATTTGGAACTTCTTGAAAATCTTTATTATTTAAAACTTTTAACATGGTGCTATCGTTTAAATTTGTCGGACCTAAATTATATGTCCAAGAAACCAAAGCATCAAACTCGTTTTGTTTTAAAGTAACATCTACTGCTTTTTCTACATGCTCGCAGTATTCATCAAGTTCGTTTAATAACATGTTGTCTGCTTGTTCTTTTGATATTGTCATGCCTTCTTTGACATTTTTAGTATGACCATAACCAATAGTCCAAACCCCCACTGCATCTTGATAAGATTCTAGTTCACATCCCTCAAATTTTTTAATTAAAGATATGCCTTCATTTGATATGTTCATATTAATAATCCCCCCATATTTTAGTTTTTTTACCACCATCGTATTGAACTGCGTGGCCTTCGTTAATAAGAAGCTGACAAATATCTTTGCCATCTTCTGTATAAGGTATAGCAAGTATTCTGCCATATTTACCCTTACCAAATGATTTTATAGTTATAGATCCTATACATAATTCTTTTAATCTTTCTTTAGCAGCTAGACCTAATTTTTTTTCTGCTAGATCACGAGTCCTTGACTCAGGTGTGTCTATGCCTGCCAACCTGCAGCGTTGTTTATGCAGACGGACATCAAAGCCTAAGTCAAGGGTAACATCAATTGTATCGCCATCAACCACTCTCTCGATAGTTGCTTTGTATATATACGGTTCTGGTTTATTACTCATTTTTCTTAGTTGTTACTGTTCTATAATATACAACAACATCTTTTAACTCAGTAATATACCTTTTTATCTCTTGCATATTGTAAGCCATCACTTCGTAATCAGGTATTGTCATAGCTAGAAACACTAGCTCGCCTTCTTGTTTTTCTATTCTTGCAAGCTGTTCTTCCCAATTATCGGGCGTTACAGCGATCCATTGTGGTTGTTTGAGATCAATTTCTCTAGGCATAATAGGCTGTACGATAGTACGCTCCATTGGTTTTGCAGTTACTTGTATTGGATTAGTTGGAAGTAGACTGCAGCTGGAGACCGCTATCAAGATCATCAATAGTAAAACTAAGTTTCTCGATATCTTCCATGATATGTTTTGTGCCATTATTTATTTTCCTCTCCATTTCTACTGGATCATTTAATATTTTTGCTGTTAGTTGATAGTTTTGTATAAATTGAGTGTATCGGTTCAACTCTCTTTGAGCTGCTTGACTTTTTAAAGTCATGTCTTGCAACTGTTGAGTTTGCAAAACAAAATCTTCTTGTAGCTCTTTTATAGTTTCTTCTTGAATGGCTACTGCGTTTTTTAATTGTGAGTTGTTGGCAACCAGTATTTGGTTTTGACTATAAAAGTAATACAAGCCCATACAAAGAACAATAATGATGCCTGTTAAAATTTTACTCATTATTCATACACCAATTCCAAGCATCGTGATCATGATACAAAAACGCTTCGCATTTTTTATATTTTTCTCTCCATTTATCAGAGTCAAACTTATTATTCCACTCCAAGCTAGAGTTTTCTGCTATAGGTATAAATTTAGATGGTGCTGAACAACCTATTGCAAATATACTAACCAGCAAGAGGATTCTTGTTATCATCTTTTATTTCCTCTATTTGTTTATCTAAACTTTCTATATCAGCTTTTATAGTAGCTATATCTGTTTTTATTTCAGTAACATCTGGAACATCTATACTATCAACTGCTTTTTCTAAAAACTGTACTGATGTTTCTATAGATGCAAAGCGTTCTTCTATTATTTTCATCTCGTCTTCTGCTTCATCTACACCACCAATCTTAGCTTCAAGATTTTCTAATCTATTTACATAAGTAGCACCTGTATAACCAAACCCAGCTAGAGTACCAACTATTGATACTAAAGCTATTATTTGTCCTGTCTTACTTTGAAACCAATCCATACTTATCTCCAAATCTTAGGCTCATTGTCAATCATGCTTTGTAAGTTATTTATATTTTGACTCGCATAATTATAAAAAGCGTTTATATTGTCATCTAGTGTAACAGAGGTATATATATCTTGAGAAGTGTACCAACCATCAGCATCAGGTATGACATATTGAGTATAACTGTTAAACTGTGGCACATAGCCTATCAAAGCAACCAATCCTGATTCATCACTATACTCGCCAGTTGCTTGTTGTTCTTCTTGCATTTCTTCTTGTTGAGCTTCTATGTTTTGAGCGATAATTTTATCTGCGATTTGATCTGCCTCTGATTGAGTCATAACACCACCTATAGCAGTATCTATCTCGCCTTGAACATTTTGCACTTGCACATCTGCCATGACGATTTCTGTGCCACCATCAACATTATTCATAGGAGTGATATTTACATTTACAGTTCCACCGACATCTCCACTCATGGATAACACCTGATTGTTCTGAGCAGTGGCACTAGCAAACTGGTCTGAGATGCTAGGAGATGAGGTTGTGCTTATACCACCTGACCCAGATGTAGATCCACTTGATTGAGAGTTAGAAACTAATGCAGTGGTTGATTGACTCCCTTGAGATGAGACTCCAGTGTTTGAACTATTAGAAGCTGTATTCAAAGCATTCTTAACAACTTGTAATGCAATAGATTTAAGTTTTTTATTACTACCTGGATTATCATTTTCTATTACATCAATCTCTTCTATCTCATCTTCTATTATTTCCTCTTGCATTTCTTCTTCTGCATCTGCCAAACGTTCTTCTCTAAGCTCTTCAAAAACTTCTTCTAGTTCTTCAAATACTTCTTCTACAACTTCCTCTTCAAAAACTTCTTCTTCTAGTTCATCATTATCTGCTAATCTTTCTTCTCTCTCTTGATGATGATCTCTTCTTTCTTCTTCAAACCAATTATCTAATTCTTCAATCGTCTCAATCACCACAAATGTCGTTGGCTCTGAATAATCTTCAACAAATAAAGTTTCTTGTAAAACAAATTGCTCTATTAAAATATCATCTTGGTGTATTGGATCTTCATGTCTAGGATGAAAATCGTCTATGAAAGGCAAAGGTTCAGGTTCAAAAAATATAATTAATTCTTCAGGTTCTGGACTACCAAAAAAATCTTCAAAGTTATCTCCCCCAAAATCTTCAAAAGGTGGAAATATTTCTTCTTCAAAAATTTCTATTACTGTGAATATCTCTTCATCGTGATGGCGGTGATGATCTTCTTCAATGAATATACCAGTGGCAAATTGTTCTTGTTCATCTACAAAACCATAGTTAGCTTGTTCATCATCAAAAAAAGCTACTGACTCTCTTTGCCTATAACCGGGGCAAAATGGTGCATATTGAGGATCTTCTCTACATTGTTCATCATCGTATGCTTCCCAATAATTAGGGCATGATTGACTATAAAGCTGACTTATATTGCATTGTTGATTTAAAAAAGCATCTGCATATCCTGCACAACTGCTGTTATTTAATGGATCAGAACAATCAATACCATTACCGCTACCAACTCCATATAGACTGCCACCACCCTCAAGTAAAGTATTTGAAGACGTATTATTCCAGTTTGTATTTACACAAGCATTACTGTTTGTTGTGCCTGTATTACATTCATCGTGAAATAAATATTGATAAACTTGTGTTGAGTTAGCACCAACCTCACCAATAATGACATCATGATTTATAATATCTAATTCATCATATCTATATTCAAATGAATTGTTTGGATAAAGTATGACTTCAAAACTGTTATCGGAGTTGCGATTATATTCACGCATGTCATACCAACCAAATATCATCTTAGTATTATCACCCCAAGACTTCATACGAGAGTTGTTATCTCTTATAAGGTCAGTCCAAAAGGGAAACATAGTATATGTATATTGAGAACCTATGGGGTCAGGAGTGTAATCTCCACAATAATTATTGTAATTAATATTGCCTGTGCCTAATCCAAAGTGAAGGCAACCATTTGTGGCCATGCGAGCAGAATCAAAGGTCTGTCCGTAAAATGTAAAGTTAAATGTAAGGTCTATGTTTGTTGAAAGTTGGTCATCGCCTACTTCATAAGCTAGTTCTCCCTCAAAATTACCAGCATTTTTTTGTAGTTGATACAGATCTTGATTAGCTTCGTATATGTATTGTGCCTGTATATTTAGGCACAAACACATTACCCACCATAAAGTTCTTTTTTGCATTGCGCTTTTGTTTTTGTTTTGCTGACTACAACTCTACTTACTAGACCTGCGACATCAGCTTTTATTCTATCTCTGTTAGGATTGTGTTCTTGACTACACTGTGCGACAAACTCTGATTCAAAGTCTTTTTTATCAGGCCTTTTTTGTGGATTAGCCAACCATAAAGCTTTAGCCTCTTCTCCTATTTTACCCTCGTATGGTGCTGGTGTGCCTGCTTGCCACATAGCTTTAAATACTCTCTCATCTTGTGCTAGTAAAGATATTGCAGCTACTTTCATACCCATGTCATATAAATACTTAGAAAGTTTAAGTCTTTCACAATTCATATCTCTAACAGATTTACCACCAGACAAACCAAATACTTGTCCTTGGAAAGCACCTGAAACTCCTGTAGTACATAAATCCTGTGAATAAGACATTATAGATGGAGCAATAGCACTGGCTGGTGGTGCTTCGCTTTTTACATTTTGATTGATAGTTTGTGTCGAACTTGATTCGTTGATATTTCTATTCGTGTTATTAGTTGTTGTGTTATTCTCGTTAACATTTTTGTTGTTAGTAGTAACATTTGAGTCTGATGTAGATGAATTAATATTTCTATTTGTGTTATCAGAAGTGCTAGTCGAAGTATTAATATTATTATTGTTAACTGTCTGATTTACTGTGCTGTTAACAGTTGAAGTAGAGTTAGATGTATTTATATTTGTGTTAGTGTTATTAGAGGTTGCTGAACTCGTTGATGTATTAACATTAGTGTTTACATTTGTATTTTGATTTGTATTTACATTTGTATTCGTTGAAGTGTTGGTATTTGTAGATACATTTGTATTAGTTGAAACATTCGTGTTGTTTGTAGTTGTATTATTAGTATTGGTATTTGTATTCGTATTTGTGTTGGTATTATTAGTAGTGGTATCGTTGGATGTATACAAATTATTGTTTTCACAATACTGGGTGCCATTTACACAAGCTGTGCCTGATTGTTGAGTAGATTGTGCTTTTGCTACTGTAGTGAGGCCTGCTAAAAATGTAATCCAAAATAAAAAGAAGCACCACACAATAACATTATCATGTTTTCTTTGTTCTTTTTTGTTCACTTATCTTCGCCTTTAAAACTTTTACTTGCTCCGCTTGTGCCTGCGTATAAGCCAAACCATGCTGCGCCTGCCCCCACAATTATTGAGATTAATCCACTTTGGCTCATGCTCGGATCATCTAAAGCCATAAACCACATGGTGGAATAATAAAGTAAGAATATGTATACGCTTAAAAAAACTCTTGGGAATATTCTCCAGGAATCAACAGCTTGAGCTAAGTGAATCCATTTTTGATGAGGGTTACGAGTTGTTTCATCCTCTAAATCCCTTATCTTATCTTTTAGTTGAGATATTTCTTCAATCATGGCCATGAATTTATTAAGATCCATCTCGACCTCATTACGATCCATGTCGCCAGAAAATCTACCTCTGTTATCTTCCATCATAAAAATTTAGCGAGTATGACACTTACAACTATGAAAGGGTAAACGCCCCATATCATGTTTTCTAGTTTATCGAATCTTTTAGTCCCGGATTCTAATCTAGCTTCGATGTTCTTATAACGAATGGCGCATTCTTTTTCATGCGACTCTAATTTATTGAGAGCATCTTTTACAGTCGCCATGAGTTATTTTTTCTTTTCTTTTTTAACTCTTACTGTTGTATAAGCTTCATCAACGTCTGGTGTTGATGGATCATCAGCTACGAATCGACCTTTTTTTGTTCTAGCTCGTACTTTCTTTTCTTCAGTACCAGTCCAATAATCTACTACTTTTTTCCACCAACTCATTTGTCTTTCGCCTTACCAACGTTTATTGCACACCAGTCTAGTAATTTATAAACCTTACCAATCCAAAGGTCGTCTTTTGGAGTGGGTGTAATAGAAGCTATCAAAGATGCTGCTGTAACAATCCAGGGTACGATTTGGATTAGTTTTAATATTAAATCTAACATATATACCATAATTTACTCCTATGAAGTTGGTTCTGTTGGCCAATCCCCAAGTGGTCTTACTGGTGGCGTGGCATCGTTATATACATATAATGCAGCCAAAGCATCTACATCAGCGACTGCATTTATTTTAGCTTTCATATCAGTGGCGGTTGACCTTACATTAACTCTATAGTCTAACCAGTCTGATGGTATAGCTTTAGAACTTTCTGCATTTCTTACCACCATCCAGTCATTAGGTTGTAATAAACCATAAGCTGTATTATCTATAACTGCACAATGATTTGTTTTTAAGGTGTCTAAATCTCTAGCTGTAGCTGTGCCATAGGTGGCTGTTACTTTGCCACTGCCAAATGAATAAGATTGATTTGTATTAATATAGTATTCTTTATCTTTTAAATTAGAATTATCTTCAATTACTATATAAACACCTATCTTTTTAAGTTCTGCCTCTGACCAAAGGTTATGAATATTACTAGGATACTTAATATCTCCTATGGTTAATTGTATAGGTTTATTATAAACCTTACTTATTTTACTATCTTCTACTAATGCCCACATGATTTTATATTACCTCAATTAATTTAATTTACCTAGCTGTTGTTGGTATACTGCCACCATCATCACTTGTAACAAATGGATTTTCTGCAAATGCCATATAGATGTATGTGCCACCACTCCTATTCCAAGCTGAGTCTGAGTTTTTTATCTTAAATCCATTTGATAAAAAATTTACTACATCTGTAAAACTGCCTGTGGCTTCTGCCGCAGTAGTGTTAGCAACAAGCCGAGCATCAGCAGTATTATAAGTATCTCTTGCTGTGTCAAACATCCACCAACTATTTGAGTTACCTGTTTCCCTTAACATTACAAAGTTAGGTTTAAAGCCTGTAAAAACAAATGCACCAGTGTTACCAGAATTGCCATTACCGATATATTGACCAAACTTGCTGTAACCTTGTTTAGATGCAAAGCAGTAAGCTACTATATCATCACCATTATTATTTGTTTGTGATGATGTGCCAACTGTAAAAACAGAAGATGTTGGTTGTGTTCCATTGAACCTACCACCACTATATTGAGTTGCATCAGTTGTATTTAGTCTTAAAAAATAATTTGCACTTGTGTTAATATCTTTATGAAAAACAATCCAGTTAACTGCTGAATCTCTATTTTTTAAAATCATCATATCAGGTTTAACTCCAAGACCATGACCAACTGTTGCTACTGAACCTGTGCCTGTATAAGTAACAATGCTAAATCCTGCTGTGGTGTTAGCTTGAACTGTGGAAGTTATTGAGCCATTTGAGTTTGAAGCTGTTGTGCCACCCGCTCCTTTCCATTGCCAAGCTACATACTCACTACTTGAATTTGAAAGATTATGTTCATTAACTCCAATAGTAAAACCATCAGTGCCTACTGCACTAATCCAGTTTTGATTAGCATTTTCAACAGCAGTACTATCAGATTCTAGCATTGGTGGACTACTTGAACCTAAACCTCTGTTTGAATCAAATAAAGCATGAGCATAAGCACCAGTTCTATTTTTAATCCAAAGCCAATCAGGTTTTAAATCAGAGTTACCTCCGTTAGTTACAGTTGTACTTGCTCCTGCACCACTATAAGCTGTAGCTTGAAAGTGTGCTGATGGGTCGTCTATTGTAGTATAAGCTCCCATTTATCCTCCTGTTTCTGCTAAATTTTTAGTACACAACGCTAAAAATCCTGATGGCGGTGCATAAACAAAATTACCAAAACCATTGTCATCAGTATTAGTATGTGTATTAGAAAAAACTGTATAGCCACCAAAGTTTGTTTCTGTATCTTCATTAGGTGAATACTTAGCTATTGAAAAAACATAAGGCTCTTGCTCAATATCTCTACCATTAGAATTACCTGCTGGATTACCACTTTCAACATAAGTATTATTAACTGCAAAATACATTTTATAATTTTCCATATCTATAGCTAAACCTATAATATCTCCTGCTGAAACTGAACTTCCTAAACCTCCACTCCCTGCTGTGCCATAATAAATTTGTCCTCCATCTCCATATAAACCTATTGATCCATCAGTATCTTGTCCATGATATTGATTTTGTCTTTCTAAACTGTTTATTCTTGCTACTGGCATAGCACCATACATAGCTAGTTCTGCATTGGTGTGTACTTTAACTTCCATATACCATTTACCACCAGCAAAACTTTGTGTGGGGTAAACTGCTGTCCAACCTGTGCCTGCTCTATTATTGAATTGAGTTCCTCCCTCTTTAAAGGTTTCATTATCTGTGCTTACATTAAATTGTGTTCCATCACAAAGCCAAGTAGCAAAATTATTAGTACAAGTATCTGTTGACTGGTCTGCTGCTGTAATATTGTTTAAAGTAAAATCTGTACCACCATTCGCATCATTACCTAAATTAGAAGAATCTTCAAAATCTAAATAAAATCCATTAGTACCAAAAGTTAAACCACTAGGATCTTTAGGTATCCAAATACCAGTATCATCGTCAAACTCACCAAAGTCAGTTTGTGCTGCTGATGTTCCATCTAAATAAACAAACTCACATATATAACCACTAAAATCAGGTGATTCATTTCTTTGTGTACCAACATAAAAATTATTAGTTATTTGCAGATCAGCATTTTGTGAAGGGTAAGTAGCTGTAGAAAAAGATGTCTCTTGCACACCATTTACATATATCTTAAATCTATTAGCTTCAGTGCTTTGAGTGGTATCTACCTGAAACACTAAATGGTACCAAGCCGCAGTATCTTGAAACCTTCTATTACTTATAAACCTAAGTTGGTAAGCACTACTTGTATAAGAATAAATATTTAAATAATCATTAGCATCAAAATAAAAAAAGAACTCATCATTACCACTAGCACCTGCACCCCAAGTCCTGCGATAGCCTAACTCAGTTCTCTTTAACCAAAAACTAATAGTAAAAGTTCTTTGATTAGTGCTTGATATAGCTTTATTCATCCTCTCATCATTATCATCTTCAAACTTTAAAGAGTTAGCCACATCATAGCCTGTTGAAACAGATCCTCTGTTAGCAGTTCTCTGTAAGGTTTCCATATTAGCTTTGTGTCAGATTTTGACTAATACCGATATTTTGCCATTTATTACCATTATATCTAAAAGCATATATGTCAGTTTTAGCATCTGTAGCGGTTTGAGTTGGTGTTACATCTCCAACAAACTCAAAGATTGCGTTCCAGGCTAGAGTATATGGCCCGCTAGAAGCATGTTGAGCTACCTCAATACTTATAATAGCTCCTTCGACTGCGTTACTTGGTGCTGATATTGTTGAGTTTTCTTCTAGTAATAAGAAAGCATTTGCCGCAGCTTTTGCATCCCAGGATACTGTGCCATCGGTTAAAGACACTTGAGTAATATTAGCTGAAGTAGATGCAGTAACTATTTGTGGCATGGTAACATTTTGGTTTTCATCCACTGAGATTGCAGGTGTTGTTCCTACTGCTGATCCTAAACCTATGACTAAATCATCTGCACTATCATCAAGGCCTATATAAAAATCTTGTGCATTACCATCAAATACTATTTTAGTATCTTCAGCAGTGGCATCACCAATAGTTAATGTGGTTCCATTAATTGATAGCGTATCAGTTACTTGTAGATCTGTTAGGGCATCTAAAACTGCTGCACCAGATCCTGCTCCATCTAATTGAACAACTGCTACTTTGCCTGGAGCGATAGTTACATTGGCTCCAGAGCCTTGCGATATAATAATGTTTTGAGATCCGCTTGTTGCATTTTCTATAATCTGCACACGTTTCATTGTGTTAGGACCGATAGTAATAGTACAAGCTGAGTCTAACGTGCCAGTATATTTTAAATAAAAAGCTCTACCTTCATCAGAGCTTCCATCTGCTACAGTTGTGGTGTGTGTATCAGCGTTAGTGGTAATGGCCTCAGTGCCTATACCGAGAGCCTCTCCAATCAATTCGAGATTAGTGTTAGTAGATGTGCCCCATGTGCCTGATTCATCACCTGTAGCTATCTCTTTTAACCTTAAATTATTAACGTAAGTTGCCATAGTTTTTTACCTCGTCTCTATATTAAATTATGCTGCCACTTCTGTCCAATTAGGAGTTTGATTATCATCTACCTCTTGCCACTTAAATGGAGTGCCAAGCTCCCCTGTAGCAGAAACACCTGTTATTGTAACATTGGCTTTAGCATTAAAAGAAACACTTCCTATAATACCAACAGCATTAAAATTTTGAGTTTCAAATCTATTATCTGTTTTGGTTGTTGCAGTGCCAAGTGCAGATGTTGCTCCTTGTCCAGTCGGAGTTTGATTGGCTTTACATATAAATGTTGGAGTGCCTACAGACCCAGTTCCTTCTTGACCGCTTACTGATACATTTGCTTCTGCATCTGGAACAATAGATCCAACGCCTGTTGTCCCTGCAAGGCCGCTAACACTTATGCTATTATTTGATATTGTTGTAGCTGTGCCTAATCCAGATACACCAGCAAATCCGTTTACTCCTACAACACCACCTGCATCAACTGCTACGCCACCATTTACAATGGTTGCAGATAAGCCGCTAGGTGATACTGTAGCTTTTGCTACAACTGATATTGTTCCTAGAGCAGAAGTTCCTGCTCCTGGTGCTGATAGTGTTACTGGAAGAGCAGTGCCCCAAGCACCTTCATTCCAAGTGCCTCGACCCCAACCGTTAATGATAGCCATTTAAGGCTAGGCGATTCTTATGATCGCTGTTGAGGCTGCTGCTGCCGGGAATACGATAGTAAAATCTCCAGCAGTGGATGTTTTATCGCCACCAAAATCTATGGTAGCTACAGATTTGTTGCTATCACTTGAATTATAAATCATGCAACCTCTAGCTGTTATTGTTGCTGTGCTGAATGTTAGATCAGCAAAGTCAGTAAAAGCTGTGGTACCAGATGTAGCAGGTGCAACTTTAGTTAAAGTGCCTCCACCTGTACTATAATTAGTTCCACTAGCTTGACCAGTAGTTACAAAGGACGTGGTGGTTGCTCCTAATGTTGCTGAACTTGTATATAAAGCAAGTTTAAAAGTATCTCCATTGGTTGCAAAATTATGATTACCAAGCAGTAATTCTTTCTTAAAGCTTGTCGTTAGAGTTGATGTTATTGCCATAGTTTTTCCTAATTAAATCAGCAGCTTCTTTCAAACCTGCTTGTTCTAATTTATTGTTAATTGTAATCCTATCAGATTTTATAGCGTTTTGCATATATACTTCAATAACTTTTTGGATGTTGTCTTGATAAGTTTTTACTTGATCCTTAATGTCTTGTGGTGCATCCTCACTAACAGCAACTATTTTTTTTACACATAAATCCGCCCAAAATTCTATTGAGTGTCCACCATTGTCTGTTGTATGAACTTCAATCATTCCAAGCTCTGGCCCGGCTTTGTAACTCATTACCATTTGTTTGGCTCTCCTACTTTATTTTTTTTCAAATGTGTATCATTTCTATCTACCAAAACTGGTTCTGGTTCTTGTTTGTATTGCATTACTTCGCTTTGTTTTTTAGGTATTAAATGACCATGTTCGTTGGTTATTACAACCAATGGATCATCTAATCTATGATAGCCATAAAGTTTTTCATGGTTAGGAACTGCTGTGTCTAATAAATAACTTGTGTGTGCAACTTCAACCTGTATGCCTAAATTCATAGCTTTACTAAGCCAAAATTCTACAGATGCACGCCCTGCTTCTGCAAAATATATATTACCTTTATAACCAAAATCTACGCCAAATAGTTTTATCTTTTTAACTTTATTCCAAATGGCAAAAGCAACTGCATATGAAACAGTATTATTTAAATAATGACATCCACAAGCTCCTAAAACTTCTTCTATTGGGTATTCTACGAGGCCTGGACATCTATCATCTAATTGACATGTATAGATCGGACCCTCATGTTCTTGTAAAAGTTTTGACATGCTTTCTGTTTGACCACCAGCATCATCAGTATCTAAAAATCTAGATGGTGGATCCATCATGAAAACTCTATCGTGAAATATAACTGAGGCCACTGCATTAATTGCCCACACCTCATCAAAGTGTGTGCCATGTGATTTTGCTAAATTATAGTCAAACCAACTCTTGCCCATGCCCACTATGGCTACAGTCTTGCCTTCTAGCTTATTAATTGGTTCCATCTTTCTCTCCTTATGTAACCGGTGATCTTAAAGAGTCATATCTATATTCGTCTCTTCTACCTCTTGCTTCTGCTTTGTTTTTTAGTCTAGCCATTTCTTGTTGAAATCTAGACTCGTATAAATTCATCATGTCAGCATCACCTTTCATAAAAGTGTAAGCTTCTACCAAACATCCATATAACAATCCATTTCTAGCATGTTCTGATATCCATGTGCCTGTTGTGTCTGTAACCAATGAATTTGGTTTATAAAGATAGTGAAGTTCTACTTCATAATTTTGATCCGGGACTGGAGCTATGATAATAGTAGACTCTTTAGTTCCTGTGTGTAAGTCTTTATCAAAATCCCCATAATATAAGGGTAATCCACGAGAGCCAGAGTCTGTTGGATCTGGAGAATACTCTTGCATAAAGCTAGTGTGTTTTTTATCTAAAAAACTATAGTCTCCATTTGTGTTTATTACAGCAAGTGAAAAAGATAATTCAAAGTCATCTGGTGTTGTTAAGAATCTAGAACCAGCAGATAAAACACCTTTTACATTTTTTCTAAAATAATCAAACTGAACTAACTCAAATATTCTTTCTTCTGTATTTTTAATGATGTCGTCTAAAGTATTGACAAAAGTTGTTTCACTGTTTTGAGTATAATTTTGAATTAGTGTTTTAAGTTCTGATAATGTAATTGGACTACTCATATTATGTATTCAATTGTCCACCCATACCCGAGTGATTAGTACAGTAATAGTAAAGCGTTGGTGCTCCACTTGCAACTTCTATCTGAGTGTAAGCTCCTGAAGATCCTGGTGTTCCTGATGTTGTTACTCCTGTGGTATATTCAGATCCGCCTCCATGTGTGCCATTTGCAGTGGTTGAAAATCTTAATGGATGATTTGAGTTAGTGCTATCTGACTGGTCAAATTTATAAGTTTGACCCTCTGTTAAATCAAGTGTAGGGGCTCTAGAACCATTTATGTAAAAATAATTAGATCCATAATAACTAGCTACAGTTACTGTGTAAGTTGTAACTGAAGGGCTAGGTGTAGGGCTAGGTGTAGGGCTTGGGCTTGGTGCTACTGATCCATCGGTGCTAACAGTTATGCTACCCAACTCTCCATCCATTCTAGACAATAAAAAATTAGATCCTATGATGTCTTTGTCCATATAATGTTGTTTTGTAATATCGTTATATATTACGACAACAAAACCTTCACCAACTTCTTTATCATTATTGGGTCTAGGTTCATATAAAGCTTCTGGATCAATAACATGAGGTGATGGATCAAGCTGTGGATGTTTTGGTTCATAACAATTTGGGCAAACTTTCAAACCATTCCATTCTTCTTTTAGTCGTAATAGCTTGTACTCAAATCCACATCTATCACAAATGGCTTTTGCATACTTAGCTGAAGCATACGCCATATTAATATCCGTGTCTTAGATAAGGTGAAATTCTAAAAGAAGCTCTGTCTTCATCTTGAGATAATGCTCTTTCAAATTCATCTTCATACATTTGTTTTAACATGACAGATCTATCAGGAGCTCTTTTTATGGATATGTAATATGCAAGCCCTGCAGCAAAACAAGGGTAAAATCTGAATGGCATGTCTACAGTATTAGTAGCTGCATCAGCATCATCCATCCTAACTATTTTATTAAAAACTAAAATGTCAGTAGAGTTTTCTGGTGATGGCCATATTTTTAAAACAGGAATATTTTGCTTGTCAAGAAAAAATTGAGATGGTCTAGATTTAGTAGATTTATTAGGAATATTAAGATACTCAGCTCTGCCAATCCTTGACATTTGTAAATCAGTCGTAGTGCCGCTAATTGTTCTTCTTAAAGAACAATCTAATACATCTATAACATTGGCGTTTAATGTATATTCATTAGTGCCTTCAGTAACAGTTTGTGTGTCTTGGCTTATTGTCCATTGATTTAAACCACGATTAGCCCATTCAGCTAACATTAAATTTATTGATCTTTTAGCTGTTTTTAAATCATATCCAGTTCTAAGCTCTAGACCGCATCTTTCAAATGCCTCTTCTACAAACTCAGCTACATTTGGTTCAAAATCTGTGCTTCCTGAACTTGGCATTACTTCTTACGTTTATTTGTTTTAAGACTTTTTTCAATAATTTTTGCTTGTGCAAGGTGAGTTTTAGATGCTTTCTTTAATGCGCTAACTAACTTTCTTTTTTGCGCTACTGTTAATTCTGCCATTATTCCTCCGTATCGTTATATAAATTATCGAATACTCGATTGACATCCAAAGTATAGTCTAAATCAGATTTAGAGTAATGTATATGTTGCGATGGTCTAAAGTCAGGTGCGCCCTCTCCTGTTTGAAACCAAGCAGGGTGTGTAACTCTAACTCTATTATTTGGTAATGCTACAATGTTTCCTGTCCATTCTCCAGCATCTAGTAGCTCTAAAACATGACTACTTTTATGTTGAGCTGGATCATCTGCTATTTCACTCTCTGCATAGTCAACAGTAAAATAATATTTAGCCGGGAAC